GAAAAGTTTCAACTATTGATGAACCTGTTACAGTAAAAGTAACGTTTTTCGGTTGTGTAACAAAATTAAACTTTTCTTTATTCTTATAATATAAAAATGCTTTTCTAAACATATCTGAAGTTAGAAAAAGTCCATTAAAAGTTATCCCATATTCCGCTTGAATTAAATCAAAAATACTTGCAACTCTAACCGCAGGAAACAATTCTTGGTATTCTATTTCACCGACATTACTGCCTATGTTATCCGAATTATCTGTTGGATATTCAAACCATTCAGGACAATTGTCTTGTGGCAAAGGAACACTTCCAGAAAATTGCCAAATTCTTTTTGAACTTATTAACGGGTATCTAACATCGTAATCGGTTACTGAACTATCTATTGTTACTCTATTGTAAACTTCTTGGTTTGTATAGTTGTGGTTTAAACTTGTGTGGTTTAATTGGCTTAATTTGTCTTCGTTAAAATAGTCTTTTAAAGAAACTCCTGCTCCGTAAAATGTTACTGAATAACTATCTGCACTTCCGTTTTTTAGGTTCGTCTTTTCGAGCTGAATTTTACCACGTCTAAATAACACCGTGTCAACTTCTATATAAGCGTTGTATCGTTTTTGATAGTCAATAGTTGCATTAACATCGTTTTGGTAAAAGTGCTGAAATATTGCGTTGTTAGTCGGTGAACACGGAATTGTAAACCCTTGTGAATAGTCCGTAAATATTTTACTTATATCCGAAATATTTTGAATGGTTGAACTTACGGAAATCTTTTCGTCGTTAAATAATTCTAAACGTGAAAATTCTAACTCGGTTTGTGCTAAAGCCGTTTCTATAAATATTGCTACTTGCCTTTTCATTAAATAACTGAATTAATAACATCAAATGCAAACTCAAATTCCAAACTATAATTTATTTGTTTCGTGTTTATATGCTTGAACAACTCCGTGCTTTTAGTATTAATCTTTGCAGGTTTATCGTCTATTAAAATTCGTTCGCTTAACATTATTTGTTTTAAAACTTCTTTCCAAGTTTCGTAAACCCAACCTGTGTTAACTTTAACACTTTTTTTGCCGTTAGCGTTAAATACTTTTCTTTGTCCTTCCTTTACGTTGTAGCTAAAACTATTTGTTTGCATCAAATTGTATTCCGTGTTTTCAACACTAAAATTGTCGTTACTTGCCTTAAAAAAGAACTCACGTTGCCAAGCTCCATACTTATTTACAAAGTCAATTATAACAGGTGTATATTTGCATTCTTCTTGTGGATAAAAATACCAAGTGGCTTGTACTGCTGAAGCTCCGTTTAAAATTTCTACTTTATTCCCTACTGCTACGTTTGCGGTTCGAACTCTTGGAATATCAAATGTTGAACTTGCTACTGCTAAACTTGTAATTACAGGTGTTGTTGCAAAACTTGTGTAACGTGCTGTAAAACTTGCGCCTGTTGTTACTCTTATTTTTCCTGCGTCTGAAGTAGGGTTGTAGTAATAATTTCCTGCGTCAAGTCCGTAATCTAAATTGTCAAAGTTAAATCCTTGTTCGTAATATGAATAACCGTCAAATGCTATGTAATCAGTTGTGTTTAAAAGAATATAAGTTAAACCTACTAATTTATAACGTTTAACCCTTACGTTTACTCGTTCATTTGTTGGGTTAGTTACCGCAGCGTTTCCACCTGCTGAACAACTTGTAAATCTTATGTATTCACGAATGTATGGTGATATGTCGTAAAGTGTTTCAACGTTGTTTGACGCTGGTATTAATTTATTCAATGTGTATTGTGGACTTCCTAAAAAAGAACCATTTGCTAAAAACAATTCTACTTTAGAACCGTTTTGCCCTGTTTCTGCAATCCTAATTAAATACGGTGAACGTGCAAATATATTAGCCATTATTTCTTTTCGTTTTTAAATTGTGTGTCTTTAAATAAATTCATTGCGTCTAAACCAAACTTTTCAATAAGTTCATCCGGCAATCTTTTAAATGCGCTTTCAAATGGTTTGGTAAAAAACAAACTTGGTTTAATTCCTTGATGGTAAACAGTATCTCTAACTGCATACGGATTAAGTCCTTTACTTGCGCTCCATTGCATAAAATGCTTAACGCTTGGCTTCTTACCTATCTTAAATTTAAACTCACTTTGTGGAGCGTTTTGTTTCCACATTTTACCTTTGTTATTCGTGCTTTTGAACTTGCTTGTTGTTGCACGAACACCACCAACTCCTTTAACTCCTTTGTCTTGAAATTGTCCGTACAAATTCATTTCAAAGTCTATTGACAAACTATTTGGCATTGCCTTAACGTTACCCTTTAAACTTTGCCAAAGTCCTTTTGTGTGGTTCTTTTTTAAGGTAGTTAAATTCTTTCGTGCTTCTTTAATTACCGACTTTGAAAACCTATCTAATTCTTTTTGTACTTCGCTTTGTTTCATCTTAACAAATTGTCATTTCATTAGGTGTTACTATGTCAAAAGTCATAGTCCAACCTGCCATATAATTTTCAAACCTTTCAGTAAATGGTTCTAAATTTGCAGTTCCTTCAACCATAAATAAATCGTATGCTAAACTTCCGTGTTTTATTATTTCGTAAGCCCTATTTAATACTGCGTGTTGTGTATTCAGTACGTCTATTTCGTTGTCGTTACCTAAAAATATATCAGTAGTTGCGCTCTTGGACAAGTCTACAACATCCATTGCTATTAAACTAATATTCCAAGTTGTTGTGCGTTCGTCTAACGTGCAGTTGTTTACCATTATATGTAATAAAGGAAATATTGTTTGTTTGCTTAAATCAACTTTAAATATGTCGCCTTGTGTTACCGTGTTTACAATAACGTCTGCGTCAAAGTGTGTTTTTAGTTTGTCTAATAAGTTGTAATATCCTGTCATCTTTTTAGTTTATTAAGTTGGCGTTGTTCAATTTCTTGCTTTTGCTTTTCGAAGGTAAGATAGTTGAGACACATAGTAAGTCGATATCCGGTGACTGTGTCAAATCTTGTAATGTCTCCTTGAGCGAGTGCATAAACTGATTGATACCAACCCCATTGTTTTCCAAATTGAGCTTGTTCACTAAACTCGTTTCCGTCTTCTTGTTCGTTTTTATCTGCCGTTCCAAATAATTCAGAGTAGCTGTCAATAATTCGCTTCCTAAATTCCAAAAAAAAACACTTGAACTAATAGCTATGTCTACAGGCGTAAACTTCATTAACTCGTTCATTTCTTCCATAGGTTTGTAATCTATTATTTCGTACTTATCCTTGAACTTCATTTTGATAGGTCGGTACATTACAGCCATTGCCTTATGGTAATCTTCCCACTTTAACAAACTGTTTTCCAAGTCTACATATTCGCCAAATGTTATTTCTTCTAAATTAGTTATAAATCCAAATTCTTGTGTGCCTATTTTAAATGTTGGTTGAAACTTTGGCTTCTGTTCAAACAAGTTTTTAAAGTGTAAAATTAATTCGTTTAAACTTGTCAACTTCATTTTAACAATATCCTTTAATTCTATACCGCAGAATATTTGAACCATTTTTTGCGCAATAAATTCTTCGTCGTTGCTTCCCTGTTGAACCTTTAAAAATTCTTGGTAGCTTTTTAATGGTATTTCACTTAAAGTTGTTGGTACGTTTATTTCTAACTTCATATCTTAATAATTAATTATTCGTGTTTTTGTTGTGTTCGTTTTTTTGTATGTAATCGTAAGCTTGTTTTAGCATATTAATATCTCGGATGTCCCTTAAATAAATACGAACCTTTACACCTTTTTTTTGGTAGATGTAAATCTGTACGCATTGCATCATTACTTCTAAATCATTCATCTTATAAAATATAAACCTTTTGTTGGATTGTCTAATTGATATGCTACTGCGTAACGCAAAGCATCTATTGCGTGGTTGTGTTTATCAATCGGTGTTTTTGACTTCTTTTCAAGCCACGAATAGTTGTTTAACTCTTTTATTAAATCAATACTATCTTCGCTTATTATTAAGTCGTAATCCTGTAGTAAACTAATTCCGTAAATAACAGAATCCGCACCTTTGATTGTAGGGACTACATTATTTCCAAGTGCGTTCAATTCGCTTATAAGTCTTGGTTCTGAATTATCACCAACTATTAAATCTTTGTTTGCAAACTCTGAATTAAGTCTTGCTATTTGACTTGTCGTTAGTGCCTGTTTATAGTACAATAGTTTAACGTAAATAATTTTGTTTGTCTTGTCTATGTTTGTCTTAACTAACGTTGTAGGGTCTGCGCTAAATCCGTAGTCTTGACCGTACACACTTACTCCAACTTCTTTAAAGTCTCCTATCTTCCAATTGGTAAATATAACTCCTTCAGCTTTGTCTAACCAACCACCAAGTATTGTGTGTTTGTATTTTTCAGGTCTTCGTTGTTTAATGTATTCAACCTGTTTTAAAAAAGACTCGGATAGGTTTTCGATGTTATCCAAGTACGTTGTGTGTATGTACGTGGTATCGTTTTTTATTAGTGTTGCTCCTTGCTCTATTCCTTTACTCTCAAAGAACTTGTCATATATAAAATGTTCTTTTGTTGTAGGGTTTAAAATTAGAATAACTCGGTTTTGTTTTGTCTTGTGCCTTATTGATAAATCTATTTTATCAAACGTATCTTCGTCTGTTAGTTCTTCAGCTTCGTCAAGCACCCACGTTGTAACTCCTTGTAAAGATTTTAAGTTTGCCGTCTGTGTTCCAGAACTTGTTTTTATTCCTTTGAATATTATTTTGCTGCCTGTTTGTAAGTTTATTATTTCGTCTTTTGTTACGACAAATTGGTCTTCCATTTGCATTAACTCAATCTTTTCTATAAACTCTGGTATAATAGAGATGGAAGCACTTACTAAAGTGTAACGTGTGAATAATACAACGTGTCCGCTTTCCTTTGTTAAAAGAAGTAAGAACGTTGTAACGCTATAAGACTTGGACGAACCACGACCACCTGTTACAATAAAGTAACGTGAAGGACTTCCTAAATAATTAAACTTTTTATTTAAGACTATCAATTTTGAATAAGTCTTTTACATCAAAGTCGGAAACGTTCAAGTTAGTATCGGTTGTTTGTTTAGGTTGTCCGAATGCGCTATCCATAACCGCTTTATATGCGTTCACATCGCCTTTACTTGCTTTGGTTAACATCGCTAAAGTAATTACTTCTTCTTGGCTTAATTCTTCAATTTCTCCTGTAAGTCCGTTTTTTTGCTTGGATATTAAATCAAGATATTTCCTTGCAACTGTAGCTCGGTTTTTACTTCCTTTTGGTCTACCGTTTGGGTTTCTTATTTCTCCTTTTGTTGCAGGTTTTAAATTTTCATCGTTAGCCATATTCTCTTATTTTTCTCTTAATACTTTGTTGATTTCGTTCTGTGTTTTTTTTCTTAAATTTTTTAAAGGTTGTGTAATTTCTAAATGTTTAATATTGGTTACTATCCATTCTTTATTTGCTCCCTTTTTATTTAAGTAAGCTATTGCTTCAGTCAACCGCATTTTCTTCAGTAGTTGTTTCTTCTGTTTGTTCTGGAGTGTATTCAGCGTGAATAATTCTCAACTTACTTACTAAATCACGTAAACAACTTGAACAGGTAGAAAACGTTAAATTTTGGTTTAGTACTCTGTTGTTAATTGCTATTAGACTGTTTTGTTCATCGCTTGTTAGTGTGTTCGTGTTTTGCTTAAAATAAGCGTCTAACGTGTTAAACTCGTCTTCTGTTAAACACTTCGGTTTTGCATACGGAAATAGTTTATTCAACTTCTCTTTTCTCTCATCACATCCGCAGTCTTCACCTGCAACAAATTTAACAAGTTTATCAATTCCTGTTGCTTTTGTAATTTTCGCTACTGTGTCTCCTAATCCTTTACTTTCGTTTTTCATTTTTTCTTTTTTATTAGTTCGTAATCTTGGTTTATAAAATCTTCGTAGTCTTCTCCTACGTTATTTTTAATTCGTTTTTTACAAGTTTTAACCGTGTTAAATATACTTGTTACA